CGAGGCTGAGGGGTTTCTCTCACGCAATTGGTTAATTTTGAAGTCTTAAATGGCTATATAAAGGCGATATGAACAGAAAAAAGTGGAAAAACCGCATAATTAAGGCCATGACGGACATCGGGACATATCAAAAATCGTTTGATGATGTAATTGATACACTCGCTGGCATTTTGGAACGCAGGGACGATCTGGAGTTGGAGTTCAGGACCTCCGGTGATCCGATGATTGTTGAGCGGATCAATGCAGCGGGACACGCAAACCTCGAACAGCACCCAACGATCCGATTATTGAATGACATGAACAGAGACGCGCTGACTTTTTGGCGGGATCTCGGTCTTACTCCGAAGGGATTGCGTGCAATTACTGATGCAAGCATGGTGGAGGCTAAGGAAGATCCGCTGGATGCCGTTTTGAAGAAAATGGGGCGGTGATTGCTTGGCAAAGTCATATAAACAAATAGCAATCAAATATGCAAAGGATGTGGTGAGCGGAAAGAAGATTGCGGCAGATGGCGTGATATGGTCCTGCAAGCGGTTTCTCTCCGATCTGGAGCGTGATGATCTGGAACTCCGTCCGAAAGATCCCGATTTCGTGATTGGGATTATCGAAGAGGTTTTTATCCATAAGCAAGGCGAGGGACTAGATGGAAAATCACTCGTAGACAAACCTCTGGAGCTTCAACCTTGGCAGATATTTATCGTTTATAACCTAGTTGGTTTTTACTACAAGGGCACGAATGAGCGGCGGTTTAAGGAAGCGTTTATCTTCGTTGCCCGGAAGAATGGGAAAACGACATTTATTGCGGCTCTGAGTTTTGCGCTGTCGTTATTGGAGAGGAAGAGCGGCTCGAAGATATACATAACCTCTGCTTCGCTCAAGCAGGCCGCACAATCTTTTGACGAGATTGTTTACACTCTCAAGCACCGGAAGATGATAGGACAATTCCAGCTTAGAGACAATCACCATGAGCACATTATCAAGCGCGAGTGGACCGGTGGCGGCTCCGTCTACATTGAGGCGGTGGCTGCAAATCCAGATGCGCAGGATTCGTTTAATTGCAATATAGCAATTGCGGACGAAATACACGCCTTTAAGAAGGCCGCACAATATAACCGCTTCAAGGAAGCGATGAAGGCATACACCAACAAGTTGATGATTGGAATAACAACAGCCGGAGACAACATGAACAGCTTTTGTTATCGCCGGTTGGAATATGCCGTGAAGGTGCTCAACGGGACAATTACGGACGATTCGCTTTTCGCCTTCGTTGCCCGTGCAGACCAGGACGAGAACGGTGATGTGGATTATCTCAACCCGATCCAACATGAGAAGGCTAACCCGTCCTACGGTGTGACGATCCGACCGGAGGATCTGGCAAACGAAGCATTACAAGCACAGAACGATCCGCAACAAAGAAAAGACTTCCTCAGCCGGTCACTGAATGTCTACACCACCGCCATGAAAGCATATTTCAACATTGAGGAGTTCCGGTCCAGTGATACGCAATACTCATGGACGATCCCGGAGCTTGCTAAGCTGCCTATCAAGTGGTATGGCGGTGCGGATCTCTCGAAGCTCCATGACCTAACGGCGGCGGCTCTCTTCGGGCACTACGCAAAAGAGAATGTGGATATCGTTATCACTCACGCCTTCTTTCCAATTGTCAACGCGGTGAAGAAAGCAGACGAGGACGGAATACCGCTCTTCGGTTGGGCGGATGACGGGTGGCTCACAATGAGTAACACTCCGACCGTTGAGGTGAGTGATGTGGTCAAGTGGTTCCAGTTTATGCGGGACATCGGTTTTAAGATTGCCGAGGTTGGGCATGACCGGAAATTTGCACGAGAGTACTTCGTGCAGATGAAGAAGGCGAAGTTTAATATTATCGACCAGCCACAGTACTATTACCTCAAGAGTGAGGGATTCCGGCATATCGAGAAGGCCGCAAAGGATAAGCGGCTATATTATCTCGGCTCGGAAGCTTATGAGTATTGCGTGCAGAATGTCCGCGCAATCGAGAAGAGCGATGACATGATCCAATATGAAAAGGTGCAGCAGGAACAGAGAATAGACCTTTTTGACGCTTCTGTTTTTGCCTGCGTGAGATATCTAAACAACATTGAGAAAGGCGAGCGAAAGAGCTGGTGGGAATAATGAGATTGTTTGGGAAAAAACAAAAACGAAGTGCCGTAGGCTTGTGGCTCAGTGGCGGTGATGATTGCTGTCCTGCCGGGTACACACGGCTCTCGGATAACCCGGAAGTCGTTACCGCTTGCCGTAGGATCGCAGAGCTTGTGGGAATGCTTACGATCCACATCATGGAAAACACGGAGAGCGGAGATAAGCGGATTGTAAATGAGTTGTCCGCAAAATTGGACATCAATCCTAATCCGGCGATGACACGGAAAACATTTATCGAAGCCTGCGTGATGAATTTGCTCCTCTACGGAGATGGAAATGCGGTGGTTAAGGTAAACACGCATGAGGGCCTTCTCGGTTCTCTCGTTCCGGTTCCTGCCAATCAGGTGAGTTTCCAACCTGTGGGATTGGAAGACTACACAGTGACCATCTCCGGCAGGACATACGACAAAGACGATGTGCTCCACTTCCGCATTAACACAGATCAGAACTATCTTTGGAAGGGCCGTGGATTCCGCATACTGCTCAAGGATCTCGCCGGTAATCTCGCTCAGGCACGGAAGACGGAGCGGGCATTCCTCAAATCTGAATACAAGCCTAGTCTGATTGTAAAGGTTGACGCTCTGGTGGACGAGTTCTCTAGTGCGGAAGGACGGCAGAAACTTATTGAAAGTTACATGAAGCCTGCGGAGCCCGGACAGCCGTGGATTATTCCGGCTGAGCAGTTCCAGGTGGAACAGATCAAGCCGTTATCACTTAACGATCTTGCGCTGAGCGATAGCGTGAAAATCAATAAGCAGACAATCGCTTCAATCCTTGGAGTTCCTGCTTTCGTTCTTGGAGCAGGGGACTACAACCAGAAGGAATGGAACAATTTTATCAATACTCAGCTCAAGTCTATCGTTATGGGCATGCAGCAGGAAATGACGAAAAAGTTGATCCTCTCGCCAAAGTGGTATGTGAGGTTCAACATCATGTCCTTGCTTGATTGGGATCTGCAAACGATCTCCAGCGTGTTCTGCGCCATGGGTGATCGTGGCTATGTTTCCGGCAACGAAGTGAGAGACAAGCTGGGAATGGGTCCGAGAGAGGGACTTGATGAGTTGAAGGTGCTGGAAAACTATTTGCCGTGGGATATGAGCGGAAAACAGAAGAAGTTAATCCAGGAGGGAGAGTAACATGGCTAAGTATTCTCCGATAGATGGCTTCTCAAAATATATCGCTTGCTCAGATGGTTATGTAATAAACACTGTAACTGGGAAAATAATTAAAGGTGCAGTGAAGAAAAGCGGATATGTAGAGATAACCATTATCAGCGATAAGAAAAAGCAGAAGAGCAAACTCTTGCATAGAATTATTGCTAAGTGTTTTTGCAAAGGATATGAAGAAGGGAAAGAAGTCAATCATATTGACGGCAACAAAAGCAATAACAGCGCGAAAAACCTTGAATGGGTAACACATAACGAAAATCTTTTTCATGCGTTTTCTGCGGGATTAAGAGAACAAAATGTAAGCGCAAAAGGTGTTAGAGCTGTAAATATGGAAACCGGAGAAGACTTATTTTTCAACTCCATATACTCAGCGGCAAGAGCACTAAATATAAGTCAAGGCAATATCTGTATGTGTTGCAAAGGCATGAGACCTTACGCCGGAGGATATATATGGGAATATTGCAAGCAGGAGGATTAAGATGAACAGAAAGAACCGGCAGTCTAGGACTGCTAATACAGAATTTCAAACGAGAGAAGACGGCGATAGCCTTACGATCGAGGGCTATTTTGCTGTTTTTAATAGTAACTATGAACTCGGATTAGGCATGAGCGAATCCATAGCTCCGGGAGCGTTTACGAACACTCTCGCAGATGATATCCGGGCGCTGGTTAATCACGACACAACGCTTGTTCTTGGAAGGACTTCCTCTCACACATTGGAGGTTAGACAGGACGAGCACGGCTTATGGGGAAAAATCCAAATCAATCCGAACGACCAGGACGCAATGAACCTATATGCCCGTGTTAAGCGTGGTGATGTGAGCCAGTGTTCTTTTGGCTTTGATATTCTCGACGAGGAACCCGAACGCCGAGGAGAGAAAACTCATTGGACAATTAAGGATATCAAGCTGTATGAGGTTTCTTGTGTGACATTTCCCGCGTACAAGGAAACTGCTATTGAAGCAAGAGCAGAAGACCGTGAAGAATTGAAAAAGCGTGAAGCCGAGGCATGGAAACTTAGATTCAAATCCAAATTACATGGAGGTAAAGAAGATGGCATTGAGAAGCCTAATGCTGGGAAAGAAGATCAGGGACGCAAAGAAGAAGCTTGAAGAAGCTCGCGCTAAGCTGACCGAGATCGAGACCAGAGAAGCAGAGCTGGAGAAGGCTATCGAGGAAGCCGAGACCGACGAGGAAAAGGCGGCGGTTGAAGATGCTGTTGAGGCATTTCCGGCAGAAAAGGAAGCCGCTGAGGAAGAGGTTAGAAACCTCGAGGCGGAAGTTGATAAGCTCGAGAGAGAGCTTTCAGAAATCGAAGAAACACCGGCAGAGAATAAAGATGAGCCGGAAAAAAGAGAAGCGGCAGCACCGCAGAAGGAGACAAGAGCAATGAACAAGAGATGGAAAGAGATGAGCTACGAAGAGCGCACCGCCTTCGTGCAGAGAGACGAGATGCAGGCTTTCCTTGGCGAAATTCGTACTGCAATCAAAGAGAAGAGAGCGATCAGTAACGCCGGTTATCTGATCCCGCAGGTATTCCTCGGACTTCTCCGTGAGAATATTATGGATTACTCTAAGCTCTACGGCAGAGTAAATCTTCGCCAGGTTTCCGGCACGGGCCGCGTAGCTATCGAGGGTACAATTCCCGAGGCAGTATGGACCGAGGCATGCGCAAACCTTAACGAGCTGGACCTTAGCTTTTCCAAGGTTGAGGTTGACGGCTACAAGGTAGGCGGATATTTCAAGATTTGCAATGCAACTCTTGAGGATTCCGATGTAGATCTGGCAAGTGAGCTGATCCGTGCGCTGGGCGCTGCAATCGGTATTGCACTGGATAAGGCTACCCTTTACGGAACCGGAACTAAGATGCCCGTTGGTATTCTTACCGCACTTGAAGCAGTTTCCTATACTCCGAACATCGTCACAATCGCTAATACTGTACATGGCAAGGATCTTGTTGTTGCCATTATCAATGCTTTCGCTAAGGCTAAGGGTAAGTATAGCCGTGGCGTGAAGACTTGGGCGATGAACGAGAGCACCTACAATAAGCTGATGGCTGAGTTTGTTGCTCTGGACGCTAACGGCGCTTATGTTTCCGCTCTTAACGGCGCAATGCCGATCCTTGGTGGAGATATCGTTGTCATTGATTCCATCGCAGATAACACCATCATCGCTGGTTACTATGATCTGTATCTGCTGGCAGAGCGTGCCGGAACCACCATCGGAACTTCCGAGCATGCGTTCTGGGTTGAGGATCAGACCGGCTTCAAGGGTACTGCTCGTTATGACGGTAAGGTGCTGATCAACAATGCGTTTGTGGCTATCGGTATCAATGGTCACACTCCCGCTGCAAATGACGTTACATTTGCGCAGGACGGTGCAAATTTATAAGTGGTCTCACGGTAGCGGCCGCACCCGCTGAGACCGATTTCTGGGGCACAACGGCAGCAGAAATGCAGACCAGTGTCTCAGTTAGCGGCGATAAGATTACCGGTACACTTCACAAGCAGACCTCCGGACAGATTGTTACGGATTGGGGTGCTGGTTGGTTTATCGGTCTGAAGTTTACACCGGACAGCGATGCAACAACCACAAAGGTTGGTCTTGTTCCTTCCGCTGGATCCGGCATGGTTGCACTTGATCCGGACAATCTGGCGATGTTTAAGCTGACAGATATCCAGAATCAGAAGCTCAAAGTTGTGTCCTCTCGCACTGGCGAGTCTAAGACATGGTTCTTTGATCTGTCTGGCTTGACGCTTTCGGATGAGTAAGGAGGTGCAATATGGTAGTTGTAACACCGGATTATGCCGGAAGCAAAGCGAAAAGCACGCCGAAGGCAGAAGATAAAAAGAAAAGCACTAAGAAATAGATGGAGGTGAAGATCAATGCCGGAACAGAATAATAATGCAACACTGACACCGGAGGAGATAATGCTGGGAATGCTTAAGACGGATCTTGGCATATCCTCAACGGCATACGATAACCGGCTTGGTCAATATATCACATCCGCAAAAACAGAGATTGTGCGGGAGGGCGTGTCCTTCCCGACAACTCTCGGTGTTGACGATATGCAGTTGATTGTTATGTATGCTACTTGGATGTGGAAAAAAAGAGAGACCGGAGAGGGAATGCCTCGAATGCTTCGTTATTTGCTCAATCAAAAAGTATTCTCACAAAAGATGCGAGGTGATGCAGAGTGATTGATACCACTATCAAACTGATAAGCGAGGAGATCACCAAGAACGAATACGGAGCACCGATCTCAACCAAATCCGAGCGGGAAGTGTTCTGCCAGTGTCGATCTGTGGGCCGTGCGGACTTTTACAACGGAATGCAGAACGGGCTTGCTCTCGAGTATGTGTTTATCACTAATCCCGTCAACTATAACGGTGAGAAGGAGCTGGAGTATGACGGAGAACTCTATGCCGTCACTCGGACATACAAGGCAAGCCTTGACGAGCTGGAGATCTACGCAGGCACAAAGGTAGGTGTTGCTTATGGATCTGACGAAACAGATCAACCAGATACTCACTGAGTATGCGAGTGATGTGGATAAGGTTGTGCTCCGGGTAGAGGATGAAGTATCGAAAGAGGCCGTGAAAAAGCTTAAGGCCACATCACCAAAGGCAGCCAAAAACGGCGGGCACAGGCACTACGCCGATGATTGGACAGTGGATAATAAGAGCAAAAAGACCTATTCGAAGTACATCATCAAGAATAAGCAATACCAGCTCACACACCTATTAGAGAATGGACACGATGTTGTATCTCACGGTAAAAAGGCGGGCCATGTGGCAGGAAAACCACATATAAAGCCTGTGGAAGAGTGGTGCAAGACCGAAGTTGAAAAACGCATACGGAAGGAGTTGTCGACATGACAAAAACAGAACTTTATACTGCGCTTTCCGGTGTGATTGACACATACTATGATTCCGCACCGGTAAAAACTCCGGTTCCTTATGCGGCCTTCACTTGGAAACATCCGAACAACTTTTCCGCGGATAACAAAGTATTTCAGAAGGTGGCTACAGTTACAATCGAAGTGTATTCCAACGCACCCGACACAGAATCAGCTATTGACGATCTGTTAGATTCCCTCGATCTCTTTTGGACTTCGAGCGGAGCTTTTGAGGCTTCGGATGGAGCCTATACAATCATTTACAATTTGGAGGTAATTGACAATGCCTAAAGTTAAGTATGGTCTTAAAAATGTGCATTATGCAATCGTAACAGAGACCACAGATAGCACCGGCGCTGTTACTTCCAGCTATGGAACCGTTAAGGCTTGGCCCGGAGCTGTAAACATCTCCCTCGATGCGCAGGGCGATGATACTCCGTTCTGCGCTGATGACGGCACATACTACATGGTTGGAAATAACAACGGGTATTCCGGCACATTTGAATCCGCTCTAGTCCCGGAGGATGTTTACACCGCAGTACTTGGACAGACAAAGGATGTAAACGGCGTGGTAAGCGAGAAATCTACCGATGTGAAGAAGTACATCGCTTTGATGTTTGAGTTTACCATGGACGCTTCCGGCAGACGGTTCCTTTTCTATCGTTGTTCTCTCACTCGTCCTCCAGTGGGATCTCAGACTAAGGGAGAGAGCATTGAG